GTGTCTGCCATGTAGAAGTCCCGAATCATGCGGGAGTGATCCAGCCCGATGCCCACGCCCACCACCGTGCTCTCTGAAAAGTGGAAGGAGGTATACTGCGTGGGCAGATTCATGCGCACCTCGTTGGCGCCCCGAATAAAGGGATACCGCTGGTGCAGCTTGTAGGTGAGGTTGGCGATGCCGTCCCACATGCTGCACCCCTCTTTGACAAAGAGGTAGTTGCTGGTGTCGGTGCTGCGCTCCCACGTGATCTGACTGGGCAGTGTGTGGAACTCCGTCATCAGCCGGTCGAGGGACATGCCGGTGTACAGCTTGGGTGCCAGCTGGTTTTGCAGCAGCATGGCAGTCATGCCTTTGGAAACCACGTGGAAGCGGACAGCGCCGTTTTCACGGGTCATGCGCAGCTGTTCTACCGTACCGCAGTGCACCTCCTGCCCGTTCAGCTCCATCCGGACACGGAACACGTCTTTCAGCGTGTCCAGCGAGATGGAGGCATATCCCACAACAGAGAGCTGGGTGTAGGGTGTGTAGATCTCCTGTTTCAGAGAAAAGGAGGCGATGCGGTTCTGATATACGTGGATGACATTGGGGGTGTCCAGCTTCAGGGCAAAATCACTCATTCCGCCGTCACCTCCGAAGCTGCCGCTGCCGTATCCGGCACGTAAATGCCGTTGGCGGTGTACAGCACCAGCTGACAGGGCAGGATGCCGGTTTCCGCTGTCTCCGAAACGGTGTACTCCAGGAGGCACGCTGCCGCAAACCGCATGCCCCGCAGCTCAAAGATGTATCGTGTGTTGTCCCGGATGGAACGGTCCAGCGTCTGAATGATGGATGCCGGATTGTCTGTGAAACAGAAGTGCCCCTCCAGCGTAATGCGCTTGCTGCGGTTGGCGGAGCTTGTGACATAGGAAACATTGATGAGTCCGTTCTGTTCCGAGAGCACCCGCTCGCCGTGGAGCCTCCAGCTGCTGGCATAGAGCGTCAGCGTGTCCAGCCGAACGGGAAAGGCACGCTGTTTTACCGTGGTATACGTGGTACTCATTGGGCAGATATCTCCTCTCGTGTGGTCTTGAGAACGCCGGACAGGGAGAACGTGCCGTGGAGCACCATGCGCCGAAGCTGGCGGATCTCCGCCGGTGTCCCGCTTCGGATCTCCTGCATTTCCGCACCGGCGGTGAGCATGCCTTCCAGCACCTCGCTGTGGAATGCGGTGCAGACGGCAGCCATGTCTGTCTCCGCCGGCATGCAAAGGCTCACCCGAAACCGCATGGAGAAACCCCGGCAGAGGTGCGTGTCCGTCAAAAAGGACGGCTGCATCTCCATAGACTCCACCCCCAGCACCAGAAACTGCGTTTTCCGCTGGTCAAAAGGGCTGGGGTCGTAGGAGAAATAGACCGGCAGGGCGGTGTGTGCCATCAGTGCAGCCCGAAGCTGCGTGAGAATCTCTTCCATGGTGTTCCCTCCTCATACGGTGAAAAATTGAAAAGTGTCGTCCAACAGCAGATCACGGCACATGGTACGGCAGCCTGGGCGAACGCCAGCTTTTGGGCAGCGTCGGTGTTTTGGACAATGGTGCCGGCAAAGGTGCACGCCGTGCGGTCCCGTGGAGCGGTCAGCTCTGTGTAGTGCACCAGCGCCACCGCTGCTGCCAGATAATTCAGACGGGCATCGCTCTCGTCGGCATCTTCCCGAAGCGCCTGCCGTACCTCTGTCACCGCCAGTTCCAGCAGGGACTGATACTCGCCGGTGTCCACGTCCGAACCGGCGAACAGCCCGAATAACAGGGCGATCTGCGACTCATTCACCGGACATCCCTCCTGCCTTTACCTGAAATGCGGCGTTTTCTGCGGCGAAACGCTGTCCGTCCGGCAGCTGCCCACGGCACTGTTTTGCCTGCTTGGTGCGCAACGTCTCCCGAAATTCCAGCAGCTCCGGCAGTGTCATGCGTGCCGCAGCTGCCGAAACGGCATCCTGTTCCGCTGCGCCCTCCGTGAGGAAGCGCAGCCGTACAATGTCCTCCCGCACCATGGATTCCGCCTGTGCCAGCAGGGCCTCCTTGGCACGCAGCTGCTTTTCCAGCGCCTGACATCTGCCCTTTGTCCCGTCCGTGCCGAACTGCTTGGTCACGCCGGCCTCCCGCTGTGCCGGAACTGCCACAAAGCTCCACTCGTATGCGTCCGTGATGTTGGACAGCACGTGGTGGCACAGTATACCGCCGTAGGTCAGCCCCGCCTGATGGACACAGGGGCTTTTCCGGCAGTCCGCACCGCAGACGGAGCAGGTGCAGGAGGCAGCCGTGCAGGAGATGCTGACCTCTTTCTTGATGCCGCCGTCGATCTCCCGAATGAGATCCCGATTGGCGTCGGTGCGCACCATGTAGGCGTTGCCCTTCAGATAGGTGTACGGTTCTCCGGCAGCCGTGCGCCGTTCCGGCTCCTGCACCAGTTCCGTGGCAAAGATGCGGGCGGTCTGGTTCTCACCTTTGGGATTGTGGTCGAAAATACCGGTTCGCCCCACAAAGAGTGTTTTCAGTTCCTCCAGCGCCTTCAGAGAAAAGCGCTCGCCGTCCCGGTCGATCTCGTTGTCGCAAAGATGCACGTCAAACAGAAAGACCTCGTCCTCCTGATGGACACGGCGGGTGAACTGGTTGAGCTGCGCCAGCAGCTGCGTTGTGTTTTCTTTTGTGTTCATGATACCTCTCCTCTCTGTTGTGCGGATGTGCAATGGAAATTGCCGGGTCGGGCTCCGGCAGAACCCGCAGGGATTGCGATGCATGCGCTGCACCTCCTTTCACGATAGCGGAATACTGCTTAGAGCTTGTGTTCATAGGAAATATATGCGGATTTTCGAGCAAATTTTTTTGCAGACAAGGCAAAAATTTGCAGGCATTTTTAACGCAGTATGCAACAAAATTTGCCGAAAAGACGTAGATAGACGCCTATGAACACGAGCTCTTACAGGGACAGCTCGTGAACGGCGGTCTTGGTCAGCACACGGAAGCCGGCACGCAGCGATACGGCGATGCAGTTTGCCTGCGTATCGATCAGACGGTCGGTCTCCAGCAGCAGATCACCGCAGGTGACCATCTCCAGCGCAAACTGGTGGTTCAGCCCGATGACATAGTCGGCAGACATGCCGGCGCACTTGCGCAGCTGCGCACCGAAGGGCAGCAGGATGGTGCTGGGCTGACCGGTAGCCATGTCCTTCATCTGATCCATGGCCATGATGGACGCAGCCACCGCCGGCGAAGCCAGCAGCATGGTCATGTCAAAGTCGGTGAATGCGCCGTACAGCTTGGTGAGGTCAGCGTATGTCAGCGCCGAGCCGGCCTTCGCCACGATAGAGCCGGCATCGCTCTCCAGTTTGTCTACCGCCTGAAGCAGAATGGAGTTCGCCAGACGCACGCCCACCGAGCGCAGGGTCACAGTGAAAGCGTCCAGACGCTGGCTGCGGATTGCCTCATAGGTAGCACGGATCATACGGCCGTACTTGGTCAGCTTGATTGCCGTGGTCTCCTCCTGATAGACGGAGCCGGGCAGTGCGGTGTTCTGCGCACCCTTTACGGTGTACGCTGCGGTGTCCGTCATGGCCGCTGCCAGATAGTCGCCGGATTCGCTCTTGGTGTGTACCGCCACAATGTCAGACAGAATGGACTGCTCCATGCCGGCGGTGATG